TGATCCAGCTTGCTCTATAGACTATTTTGAAATATCTAATTTGGTCTATACAGTTGCTTAGACTCTATTATACTCGAAATTTCGATGCTATGGAATCCGCAGCGTTATTTGACGCTTACAATTCATCAAATGAAATTCTGTTTTTAATATTCATAATTAATCCTCATCTTTCACAAAAATAAAAAACTCCCGACATTATCAAAATCGGAAGTTGGCATGTAATAAAATATATTTAAACAAAACCGCCGTACAAGACAGTATACGGCGGTTAATATTATGTGTGCGTGTTAGGGACAGGGCAAATTTCATGATTAGGATAGTACCAGACAATATAAAAATATGTCGTTTTCGATATATCCAAACAAGTGAAGGGTACCAGTTAATCTTAGCTAAAACAAAGAATCACAATCCGGCATAGTAGTCTGCCATATTCTCTTTGGTAATGACTTCGCTACATGAATCGCCGGGAAGGGCGTTTGCTTTCTGCCGTACTTCTTTCCAAGGGCGTTCTTTGCGTGTTAATTCACTAAGCCAATGACCTTCTTTGTCACCATAAAATTCAAGTACCTTATCAATAGTTTCAAGTTCAGTTACAGAAAGATTATGTTTGCCTAAAATTTGTGGTAGACCATCGGCACTGATAAGAAATTGACCTTTGTACCAATCGAAAAGTTCGCGGCATACGGGTCCATTAGCCCACGCTTGAAAATCCTCTTTAAAAAGAGGCACTTCATCCCATGTCAATGTCCACGCTTGTGAATAATAACACAGTTTTTGAAGTTTCATTGTAGACATAGTTCCCTTTTTTTCAAGTATATATTTAGCTACGTCAATTATGCTTACCATTTTAATCCCTCATTTATTTTTATTACATAACCTTTGCTTATTACTATAAATGTGCATTCCCAGCAACTTTCACAAATTAGCGGCTCATTTTTGCTGTAAAACCTATTTTGAGTGGCAGTAAGAGCATAAATACTTGGATTTTGTTGTGTAAAATGACAAGACGTGCTCATTTATAGCTTGTTAAACAAAAATGGTAATGATTTTTCAGGAATCATCATTATTTATAAAATTTATATTTACCGATAACTTTTAACATAATTATGTTAATGTGAAATTGAACCAGTTGAGTATGTATGAATTATCTTATAGATGACTTTAATCTTATTTCCAATTTCTATAATATTTTCGGATTGTTTATCTTGATCTAATTCGTTTTTGTTGCTACAATTACTTAAAAAAATTTCCAAATCATCAATGCTTTTTGTCAATTCTTGGTAAAATGCGTCATTATTGTACTTAAAATACAAAGAGTTACTTTTAACATCGTCAAGTACGTCAATAAGCTTGTCAGCATCAATGAATCTATTGTTAATATATCGAGCATATTTCCTTGCCTTGGGAATTTCTCTAACAAGATAATCGTCAAATATCTTTTCAAAGTACCTTGCTTGCAAGTTTAAAGACGTAATAGCTTGGTTTTGATAAAAGTTAATTATTACAGAAACAACAGAACATATAATAGCGGTTATAGATATAATAAGAGATGCTAATTCCATAATCACCACCAACCTTATATTAACTTGTTAAGAAATTTATTTTTTACATTGGGATTATCGCTTATTATTTTTGCTCGTTTTTCTGTAAAAGAAAGTCCAATCTCTTCTACAATATGAGAGAAAAAACCCTGAACAAAAGAAGAAGCAGCAAATTGAATGTTCGGTGGAATTTCTATATAAAACTCCCTACTTATATCAATGTTGTTTCTTACTTGTGTTTCATAAATTTGCTCCCCATATTCATACCCAGCCAACCCTATAATGTCAGTACTCAAACTTAATGTAACTTTATTGTCCATTATCAATCTCTCCTTTTTTTATTGCAAAATTTAAATTATACGCCGTACCCGGAAAATAAGTATTGCTATGCCCTAAAATCGAAAGGTTAGGAATATGTTTGAAAAAATCATTTTCTTTGTTAAACCCTATGTAGTAATTTGAATCATACTGTAGTAATTCTTTTAAAAAATACAAAGCCCTATTTTGACTTAATACATAACATATATGACCAGAAGACTTTTCTTCAAGAGACTTTATTAAATGAGTTAATCCTACTCCGCCAGTAGAGTCTTTTTGTCTGCTCCCGGAAATTTTATGCTGAAATGCAGCTATTGTATAAAAATCAGACTCTGTATATTCTTGGTTGAAATATTGAGAGTGGAATTTTTTAGCTTCATTAACTTTCTCGTATCTTCCATTGAGATTGTCTGAATTAGATAACTTTTGTTTTAATTTATCATAAAATGAAATATCAGAAAAATTTAGAACGACAACATTTATCCCATAATAAAGAGAATCCTCGCTATCGTCCCTTTTTTGGTATTCTTCATCTGTGACATCAATGTCTATCAGACAATCTGAGCGTCCGTGGTCAATAGCATTTCCAACTATTTCTATAATTCCTTCACATAGTATTTCTATGGTCGAAGATTCTAAGCCAAGGTGTTTAAAAAAGTAAAAAATATTTGTGGAAATATTATTTAAATAGTCGGTTTTAATGTTGCTATAATTAACTACTTTTCTAAAATGTTTTAGCTGGAAATCGTTAAAAAACTTGGTGTTAAATTTATTGTAGTTATCATTAAGAAGATTTATAGGCGAATATTTTATTCCATCAGTCCATATAGACTTCTCAGAAGAAAAGGAAATAAGTAGTATTCTTCCAACAATATTAATTAAATAATAGCATATACACTCCAATACAATAAACACCAATTTATCATTGAAGGTTATAGTATTAAGTTGTATTTCTATTGGAAGGTGATATTTGTCGGTATTTACTATATAATTTAAACTACACAATAAATTAGAAATAACATCACCTGAAAAAGTACTCTTACTATTCTTAAATCTCCAAAATTTATATTTTCCTTTTGTGACTAATTCAATATTTCTTTTGCATGATTTAACATTACTGCTTCTATTATATTCAAAAAGCAATTCAATATTCCTCATTATGAATCTCCAATAAAAATAATACAACAATTCACTCTAAAAAACAAAAATTACCGTTTGTCTCCATAACCCGAAAGAGTTACTAAATCTATTATAGCATACCATTCTGGAAATGTCAAGGTATGTGTCAAGTAAGTATGAGTCAAGTAAAAGTAGGCAAGTAATCACAAAATGGTGAAAATGCACAAAATCAGAAGTTCAAATTGAATAAGTGCTTGGAACTGCCGTATTGGAAAATTTAACTGAACAACATACAAATTAAACAAAAAGTTTTCGCTTTTTTGTGCAATGTCACAAAATTTCAGAAAGGGTATTGACTTTTTGTCACGCATAAAGTATAATATAGGTGTGACAGAAAGTGAGGTGAAATCATGTCGCCAAGAACAGGCAGACCAAAGGTGGAAAAGCCGAAGGATATACGCTACAGTGTTAGACTTGATGCCGAAACTGAAAATTTATTACATGACTATTGCAAAAAACATAATATAACTAAAGGCGAAGCTATCCGTCAAGGCATACACCTACTTTTGCAAAAAAGATAGAACGTTGCCCCTCACCAAAGTTGCAAACGTCCTATCGCACAGACAGATTACTCTATCTGAAATCTATTATACATCAGATGAGCTTTCTTGTCAAGTAATTTGAAAGGAATTTTATCTATGGACAGTTCAATCACAATCAACAACCAAGGTGTACTTGTAAAGAAATACAGAGAGCAAAGAGTTCTTACATTTAAAGACATTGATACAGTACACGGCAGACCAGACGGCACAGCACGGCGTAACTTTAACAAAAACAAAAAAACACTTCATTCAGAACGAAGATTACTTCGTACGAAATTCGTACGAAGCCCAAAAAGAGCTTGGAATCACCGCTCCTAACGGACTTATACTTATCACAGAAAGCGGCTATTTAATGCTTGCAAAGTCTTTTACAGACGATTTGGCATGGGACGTTCAGAGACAGTTGGTTAAATCCTATTTTAGGGCAAAAGAAATTTCTTCTGATCCGTCAACTCACTGTCCTTACGTCTACGTAAACAAAACATTTCGTGGTAGACCTGTTCTTACTGTTTACGACATCTCAAACATCTATAACATCAAGACCACAACTTTATACAATCACCTCAGAAAAAAGCTGTCCGCTGACAGAGACTACAAGCTGATTCAAGGAAAAGAACTTTCCGAATACAACAGTGAAAACTCTGAGTTACCGTATTGCAGGAAATCCGTTTTTGTAGTGTTTAACACAGGAATGGCAAAGCTGGTTTCTTATTATAGGTTGGATGGAAGCAAAATACCGCTATTTATGACAGAGGACAAGGGATATGTAGTAGATTGTCATGTGCGCACTCTTATGGAGTATGTACGGAGAGAAATAAAGGGCGTAGAAGCACTTACATACTTGCTTGAAAGCGAAGATTCTCCACACAATCTTGAAAACTATCGCAAAACACTTGCAAGAAAACTCTCAGCAATCAATTGGTGGAAAACCGATGTTGCACATGTAAGACTTGGTGTTCAGCAAATAGCTGCCCCTCAGTTACAGGCTATACATAGCGGAGAATATGGTATTAGATAAATACGCTGTAACCCTCAAATTAATTTTTGAGGGTTATATTTTAGACAAATAAAATCCTTTATTTCGTCTTGAATGCGTCCCTCTTTTGCTTTTTGTAAAATGCTACAATTTCGTTTGTACCGAGAACAACCGATGCAGTTAGATTCAAATTCTTCTAACCGAGATACATCATCGAAAATACCTATGTAGTCTACTGGGTATATATGTAATTCAACCCTTGGGTTATTGCTGTCGTAATAAATTCTGTTTACCTTTTCACAAACCACATTATCGTCTAACCATATAGCTTTTGAATCAGTAATAGCATCGAGCATACATTTAAAATAGTTGTTGGCGTCCATATCCACTCTGCTAAAATAAAAAACAGCATCAACGTAAAAATGTTGTTCTTTATTAGGAATCAATTCCCAGTTCTGTTTAGAAATTTCCTCTTTTACATATTGTGAAAATCTTTTTTGGTATTTATTCGCTTCTGATGTTTTGTAACTCATAGCCACATGTCTGCCATTCTTTGACACTACACGATACGAAAGGTAATGATTAACAGACGGGGGAATAGGTGATGTTAAATATAAATGTTTCATATTCCAATTTCCTTGTAAATATAAAAAAGGGACAGTTATACGATAATTTCCACGTATCTGCCCCTTTCTTTAACAAACGTCAATCTTCAACGTTTTTCTTTTTAGTATAAGTCTTTTCCTTTTTTTCTGTTCCTTCTGCAATAATCTTCTTAACATCTCTTGCAACAGCTTCAAGAAGATAGCTTAGATCAGTATCGGTAGTAATACCAATACGCTCAAAATCTTCCTTTGCTTGTTTTGCATTTACGATGCCCTCACGATATTGCATTAGTACCGAAGCAATCTGAAAACACTCATGGGTGTCTGCGATAGCTTTCCACGAATTGATTTTCTTGCACTGAGGACAAACAGAATATTCCTTTCCACAGATTTGACATTTTGCCATTAGCAAACACCACCTTACTGCTCAGGCTGAGGAACAACAATTCTGAACAGCTCTCTCTCGTCAGAACAGTAGTTCTGCGTAGCAGAGAAACTAAAGTCGAACGAATCTTCTCTGCCAAATGCGATAGTGGTAGAAGGGGAAAGCGTTGCATTCGAGAATACAACATAGCCGGAATATGCCGTAGACGGACTACAAACATCGTGACCGACAACCTCAACAATAATTTCCATAGGTTTCGCAAACTTTTCAGCCGAGTTATAGATAACAACACAATTTTCTGTGCTGTATTCATACTGTACATACAGTCTGTCACCTTCATGCAGGTCATTTTCTGCAAATGTAATGGTATGTGTCGAGGCTGTATATGTAAATACGCCAGCAGCCGTAGCCTGTCCACAAGTAAACTTCTTGTCTACTGCTCCGTCCTTTGTAAGCGTACAAACTGTAATCTTATAAGCAGGAGCATCTGTTGTTCCTATATTTACAGCAGGGTATTTAAGCACATAAGACGTAAGTTCCGATGCTTTAAGTTTCTTTTCCTCAATCGAAGGAGCGTTGACAGGATTGCTGGAAGTTGCAACGGTTTTACCTTCTCCGTTAAGCTGATATGACATAAGATTAAAGTCCATAAGAGCATTTGAACCGCTAAATTCTGCTGTCTTGCCATGCGCCCACCTTGCAAGAGGTGTTCCTTTAGCATCGTTCTTAATTGTTTCCTCAGCATCACACTGGAGGGATGGGTCTTCAACCTGTCCGATCAGAAAATACAGTTCGCCTATATCAGGATTTCTTCCTATAACTCTTTTGGTTTCGTCAACGATAAAACTGTTAATATCAAACAAAACAATCATCCTTTCTGAATATAATATAAAAATAGAACTTAATTGAATGAACGCATCCAATCAAAGTCTTTTTTGCTTATTTTACTTGAATCTATACATCCCGAGTACATACCCGTATACAGATTCTTCGCATTTTCAATAATATTGATTCTTTTTATAGCGTCATAAAACGCATATATTTTTACGTCCCAAATCTCATTAATTCCATATTTAAAGTTAGGGTGATTAACTAAAGACGAAACCAAGCTTTGCATTTGAGACTTTGGTTTTTTACGAGCCGCATATTTTAAATCATTATGTGCAAACTCAATCATTTTTTGTTTAGTAAACTCGTTTCCAACAGTTTTGTATTTAGGTGGTGACAAATTGTTCATTTTTCTTAAATGATCCGATATTATCATATATACAGGCTCGGATATAACAGAACTTCGATAACGTAATTCTATATTGTTATTTTCGCTATAGACAATCCTGTATTTCGTAAAATCAGTATCTCCAAACAATATTGAAGACTCTTCCTTTTCAATTGACGTTACCATTAGACAGAACAATTGATAATCGGTAATTTGAGTGAAATCTATACCCACCTTATCCAACTGTGCAATCATATCAAATGGAGTTGCAACAAAAGGGTGCAATAATTGATAGTAGTTCATTTCTCCATAATCGCAAATTTCTCCTATAGTAGGCTGACGAATAACAATGTCGTCTGTTACGTAAAAGTCTTTGCCTCTGTAAAGCTGCAAAATATCATTTTTTACCATATATTAATCCTCACACAGACTGTCATTGAGGTCAACCCCATAGAATCTTAGCTGTCTGTATCTGTATTTTTCGTTTAAACTTCCGGCAATATTGCTTCTCAGTTCAAGTTTACCTATACCAAATCCTCTTGCTCCATTGTATTTTGTATCCAGTAATTCAGCCAAATAATCGGCTTTGGTAGCGGAAATTCCTTTGAGATTTAGCTTCATATCGTTTTGGTGACATAAAACCGTCAGAGTTATCACAGGGTAGGCGTATAAATTTCTTGCAGTCGGAGACTTAGACTTAATATCTATCTCAATCAAGATATACGTGCTTACATCTGTAATAGTGTTCGGGATATAATAAAAAGGAAATATACGAGAATATACTAAATCTTCACGCTCCGTTTCTGTTGTACCAAGAGCATCCAAAAAATGATTGTCGTTGTGTAAATCAGTAATAATTTGATTCTTCCAGTCCGATATAGCAGACGAGTTAGGAATTTTAGACACCTCCTTGAATTTCAATAGTCAAACTATTGGTGTTGCTGCCATTATCAGCAATCAACTTAAACGACATTCCCGTTATAACATCTTGATTTTCAACGGTAATCTTACAAGTATGCTCGTCAGTTTGCGTTAATGTAATCATATCCGCAAATAAACTCGGTGCTTGTAAAGAAAATGTAACGGGACTATCTGTTTTGAAGGTCTTAGTTCTACCTATTCTTATAGATGATTCACCCGAGTAACTAAATTGGATAGACACAGTTTCTACAGGTTCAATTGGGCGATAATCACATAGCATTAATTCAATATTATCTGTATCTGGGCTATACTGATCTTCTGTAACAACAATATTCATAACTCTGCTTTTGCCATAAGAAAAAGAAACCGTATCAGGTCTTGTTACCTTGTACGGAATTGGAGAAATTTTATTGTAATCAATAAATATTCTTAACTGACGGCTTATTAAAGATGTAATATCGTCAAGAGATATGTACAGCATTAGCTGATTGTAACCGAGCATAACAACTTTATTGCCTTCTTCGCCTGTATTGTATTGACTTGCGTTTTCAACACTTGCAGGATATTTGTAAATTTTACTTGTTTCGCCTTGCCATTGCAGAGTGTAAACACATTGGTGCAACACGCATTTCTCATATATTCCATTGTTTGACGGTTCATTCATAATAAGCCATATAAGACCATCGTACTTGATATATTTGTAGTCAGATATATCACCGATTCTTGTTAATAGTTGTCGCTTCCACCCTTGTGTATATGTATCAGGCGTTTCTGATTGTACTATGCCTTTCCCTTTAACTTCTGTCTCAAATTTTTCCCCATCGTATTGACCCTTGCAGAATATAATATCTTTTCCAAGCTGTGTTTCATCGAGTAATTCATTAAAGCCGTCTTGTGCATAATCTGCAAATTCATTGCTTTCAAATCCGCTATTCAGCGTTGGTTGAGGATTAATTAAGTACCATTCAGTCATAACTATCTCCTCAATTGTAAGCATGAGTTTTTTGCTTGTGCAGAAATTCCTGAACACGAGCAATCTCTAACTCTAAATCTGAAAATGTAACTCTTTTAGAACCATCGCTGCCCGTCATCTGAATATCCTTGCCGTGAAAACCATTCAGCTTTTCAATTCTGCTTAGTTCCCTTGTCAAATATTCAACATACATCAACATACCAAGAGTATAAATTACCGAGCGGTCAAGACGAGAACTAAACTCCTTGTTATCTTCAATATAATCAAGTTCTTTTATTTCAAGTTCGTAGACCGACAAGGCGTTAATGAAAAACTGATGTTCCAATCCGTCAGGTAAAGGATTCTTTGACATTGGATGAGAATGAAAACTTGTAATAATTTCAGTTTCTGTTGTACGATTTTCCAACACTATTCACCACCCATCACGATTCGTATTTATTCAATTTTTATACCTGTGTAATCTTTAATATAAAGAACTTTGTCATATTCGTTAAGCTTGAACTTCTTTACCGCGTATGCGAAAGTTGCTTTTTCTGCATTGGTAACAATGTTTTCTTTAACCGCTTTTTCAAACGCGGATTTTGTTTTGATAGCGAAAATCTCTTTTATTTTAGTGTCGCTAATAACATTCTGACTTGTTTTTTCATCTTCAAAGTCAAGGTCTGTTCTTGTATCTTTGTCCATGATAAAGATACGAGCATGTGACCCCATATTATCAGTACCTGTAAACATACGGTTTCCAGACTGCACCTGTGCATAAATTTCGCTGCGAGTCAATCTCAATGTTGTTTTCGCAGGAATAACAACATCTCCTGTGCCGTCAAGTCTACGGAAACCTACCGTCCAATCACACAGATTTTTTATCTGAACTTTTTCGTCCATATTTAAAGCCATAATAAACTCCTATTCCTTTAACTTAATTTCCATAATCGCCATAGCCGAAACAGCGGTTTAGACAATTCTTTATCAAACCGATATACCACTCTGTCACGACCCCAATATACCGAAATTGGTTCTAACCCATTCTTAATATACAAATGAGCCTGTTTTACATTGACGATTTCAACATAATCTTTCATTTTTGTTTCACCATAATAATATTGGGAGAGATAGTTATTAACCTCTCCCAACATATACTCTCAATTAAACAGTGGGAGTTTCAAAATTGCTGTCGGAAATAATACCCACCTTGTATTCCTGACCCTTTGCTACATCACAAGCAACTTCAATGTCGTAACGTGTAAGCAATTTTCCTGTAGAAACATCGTTGCCTGTAAAGGAAGTAAGACCGCCTCTTGTCCAAGTAGCAACAGGCGAGTTTACACCAGTAGGAAGTATAATCATAATACCTTCCGGCGCAATTGTGCCGAAGTTGTCGCCTGTAGCATTGCGAGTTGTAAAGTCATAACCGTTGGGAATTTCTGCAACAGTGCTGCCCTTATATGTTCTGATAAATGAGTTCTTTCTGATTTCCTCCATAGCCGCTTCGGAAATGCCCTTCACGCCTGTAGACGTACTTTCATAAGGAACAAAGTCGGAAACCTGTGAAACAACAGCATAATCTCCAAAAATATTCGGCTGACCGAAACGCCTGATCTTTGTAAGCATTTCGTCAAGAACTGCCTTAGTTACACCAGAGTTTTCGGCAAAATACTTCACGCCTGTTGCGTTCTTAATAGCATCATAAACCTTGCTGATAATATACTTTGAAGCCTTATTGCGAATATCAATCTTGACCTGCTCCATAGCTTCGTTTTCTCTTGTCATATCTCCAAGCTGAATCTTTCTGTAGTCAACTGCATAACCAGCCCCGATAGAGATCGTACTTACAGGATATTTTGTTTCTGTAATAGCAGGAAATGGAACGTCGCCGCCGAGAGCCTGAAAACGCGACATTTCGCCCTCATGAGCGTAAACTTCTCTTTCAATAGATTCGTCATAGCCAACATTCTTATAAGAACCGAAGAGACCGAGCAGCTTGAGTTCTTCCATAAGAACAGGTTCAATTGCAAAACGTCTGATAGTATTAAGCTCTGAAATTGCAGACCGATCGCCTGCCTGTGCCTTTCCTGCAAGAGACTTAATATGCGATACTGCCTTGTTTGCAACCTTGCCAAACTTAGAAAGGTCGCTGCCATTAGCCATAGCAGAGAATATTTCAACAACAGGAGATTTAGTCTGAATGTTAGCATTTACATAATCAGAATCCTTGCGAATAGAGTTGAGTTCAACTGTGTAGTTCATATATGTATTCTTCCTTTCATTTTATTTTAAGCAACCTCGATCTTAACACGAAGACCGTTTGCGATTGTGCCGAATTTATTTGTTACTGTGAATTTAATCGTGCCTGTTCCTGCTGTAAACTTGAATGTGTCAGCATCAAATGTAAGTGTGTCGCCTACATTTATAGCGACATAATCGCCGACAAGATTTGCGGAAGTAATATCAAGTTCTTTGCCGTCCCATGAAGATACATCATAAAGATTTACATATGTATCCTTTGCAATCTCATAAGAATCAGCATATTCCTTGTCTCCGTTTTGAACATTCATTACAATATAAAGTTTCTTGCCGTCAGCAGGAGCAATCGTCACACCATCGCCAAGACCGACAAGAGAGCCGTTAATCATATTTGTGTGCGCTTTAACATTCGGAGTAGAGCGTGAGCTATGCTCAAGCATTTCAATTGTGTGTACTTTTACCATAATTATTTTTCCTTTCTTTCTTTATTTTTCTTAATAAATGGAAACTTCCTCGTTAGAGTCTGCAAAGTCTACCTCGCCATAAATATCTACAGACTCATTTTTAGAGTTGATCTCAGAAGCCTTCTGGTTATTGTCTGCTTCTTTTGCTTTCTTGCCCATTTCAACGTAAATCTTATCAACAATAGAATTTACTTCGCAAGCCATAGGGTCGGCATTAAAAGCGTCAATTTCTGCCTGTGCGTAAGACTTTTCTTCATCAGAAAAATCTGCGATAGCTGAGTTGAGTTCGTTGATTCTTTTTTCAACCTTCGCCTGTGCAAGTTCCTGTTCAAGCATTTCTCTTTCTGCCCAATATGTCTCGTGTTCTTTTTTCAAATCATCAAGTGCTTTCTGAAGCTGCTCAACAGTTGCATTAAGCTCTACAATTTTGGAATCTTTTTCCTCAATAGTGTTGTTGAGCGCAGAAATCTGAGTCTCAAATTCAGAGTTCTTTGAATTTGTTTCAACAATTGTATTCTTTACAGATTCAAGAATCTGTGCAAGAGTTTCTTTATCCATGTTTTTTTCCTCTCTTCCGTTTTTGCTGTTTGTTTTCTTGTTAGTATTCAATTCAAATAGTTTTGAAGTTTTGTCGGACGGATTCAAAACCAACGCAAATCCGCCATGAATGTATTTCGTAGGGATTCTTCCCGTTTCAAATTTTTCATTCAAATATTCAATAGATTTGCTGCCACTCGGTCTTATAATTTCAATACTGCCACTCGGATAAATTCCTTGTGCAACATTTTCTTCAAGTTTTTTAACGAAGTTTGGGTATCGCATTTCATCAATAATTCCGTCGCCAAAAACTACTCTCTGTTTTATACCGTCTTCCTCATAGTCTCCAATGTAGCCCTTCGTAAAATGTCCAACAATTTTAGTTTCATAAATAGGCAGATCATCTTCGGTAAACTCGTTGGTTTCACCATGCCCCGAAATTTCTGTATTCTCGTCATCTATAAAATCGCACGTCAGACTCATGTCTTTAATAGAATCTAAATTATTTTTTGCATATTCTTCAATAAACGAGATACCGTTGTCGTTCCAATGACCGTCTGTGCCAACGTTATTTACAACACAATCAGGAGGTTGTAACTTGTATAAAACAGCGGTAAATCTTCTTTTCCCGTCTTTTTGTTTTTTTGAAGATATTTCAAAAACAGCCATGTTTTTTACCTCCTTTCCACCAATTTAAATACGCGAAAAGCCACATAACGCAGCTTTCACATTTTTTATTTTTTAGTTGACGGTTTTATATTGTCGTTTGAATTGGCTGTCCTACTTTGTACAGTATTTTCATTTGAAACCTGATTTCCGCTTTCTTCAAGTGTGGGTCTGCCACCCGAATCATTATCGGCAGATTGAGTATAGCTTGTCCTGTGAACAGGGTATCTGTTTTCGTAGTCCTGTTCAATCTCATGTTCTACCATTGATGTAAACACATCAGCCGGAATACCGCAAGCAGATGCCCAAAGAAGTAAACTTCCCTTACCTTGCAAGTACAGGTCTTTTGCATAACCTATGAATTTTCCCTTATCAACGTGAGTGATTGGCAAATAATTTACTTTTATATCTTCAAAATCATTGCCAAGAACATTATAGTTAATAGCCTTATTTAATTCATTAACGATTTGCTCGATCCATTGAAATATTTGACTGGTTACAAGCTCAAGGTTTGTTTGCTGTGCAGAGAAAGACGTAGTGCCGGAAGCATTTAATAAAGATGCAGCGAAACCCAGTGCTGTTCCTATTTTGGTATCAAGATTCGATTCATGATCGTCGTCAAACATATCGGATGCCGTGACTTCAACTTTATCAATTTTTGTACCTGCTGCAACAGAAAAGAAAGATTTTCCTCCGCGGTGGTTTTTATTCATAATACCTTGCTTAACAGCTTCGTGCTGTTCTTTTTGCTGTTTACCTGTGAGGGCAGAGGTTCCGGGTTCTTTACCTTGCGGAAACGTCTGGTAGAATATTTGATTATTGATCTCATCAAGAATATTTCTTTTGGTAGTCGTAAAATAGTCAGAATACAAAATATCAACGATAGCTGCAAGAGCAAGAGGTCTTCCCCAAGGCTCATTTCTGTTTGAGGAAATTTTATGAACGATAGTTTTTGTACTATCTAAAATCAGCCATTGTTTGCTTAATTTGCTTTTCCATTTTTTATATCCTTCTCGTATCTCTTTTGGATATTTTTTGAGCTTACTTTCAGAAGTCTCATTACCTTCTCTGTCAAAATATTCCAAATTAAAAGCCACAACATAATAATTGTTTTTAAGTCTGACTATTTTACAGTAGTCTGTCGGCAAAGAAACAATTGCTGCGTTTATTTTAGATGCTTTTTTCTTTAATGAATTTATTTCTGTAATAGAATCTGTCTCAAATGTAGTCAGAGATTTCTTCTTGCCTACGGCTTTGTCGCCTGTATCAAAATAATAAAAGCAAGTTCCGTCTACGATGCCTTTAAGCAGGGCATCTCTTATAAACTCTTTATGTTTGATTTTCGCCAAAACATAAGACATTACTTCCTTTTGGGCGTTAGATTTAACAGTTTTTATATAACTTGTTATTACGTAGTCCAATGTCGGCATAGAAGTCATATAGTCAGCCGTATTACGCACAAGACCATTGCTTGAATATAATCGTCTTGATATATTTCTTAAAATTTCATTATTTTCCATAGGGTCTTTTATCATATCTGATAACTGCTCCATAGAATAATCACCAAATACATCAAACCACTCGTAGCTGTATGTACTTACATCTCTGCTGTAATATGAATTAAATTCATTTATTGGAACTTCTGATGCCTGTCCGTTTTCAGTATTTCCCATCAAATCTCACCTCTCTTTGCTTTAATTTATACATACCACATACTCGTAATCGGAGCTGTCAGACAATAAATCTTGCTCTAATAATGCAGCAAAATGAACTCCGTAAGAAATTGATGTGTATCTATCTTTCCGATTAGCCCCTTGTTCGCTAATTACTATAATACCAGTTTGCTCTTTCTTTTCATAAACAAGCTCAACGCATTCATTAATCAGCTCTTGTGTTTCAAGATACGGTTTCTCGTAAAAAATTTGTGTATCAACATCTACTGCGTTTGTGTATTCAGGAATATTAACAAGTGTAGTATCTACCGCATCGTTAAAAGGTATCAGAAAATCAATCATATTTGAAGTAAGAGCTGTGCGCATTTCTATAGCTATATCGCTGTTTAATTTTTGAGACGCATTTACAGCGAACAAAACAGGCAATGCACCGACAGTTTTAATTCTGCCTGCAATATCCTTGTCGTTGATACACACCCAAGGTTGATACTCTTTGTCTCTTTCTTCGTCGTAGATGATTTTTGCAAGAATATCATATACGACCAAACCACCGTTTCTTGTATCGAGAACACAGTAATCAGCTTCAAAATCCTCAAACAACTGTTTTATACGTATTGCCTGTTTTACTCCGTCTCCACCATTAATTGACTCCAAATAAGGTACAACTTTTCTGTACCCTTGTTTGATTTCTTTCTCCGAGCCACCTTCTCTTTGGACTGAATACATAGCAGTTTCCGGCAAAAGCCTAATGCAAGTGTATATAGAGTTGTCATTTCTCTTTCCACCAGAGAAAGCCATATCGCAAGACAAAATTCTTATTTCTCCATTTTGTTTAGGTATAGCGTATGGATTCTTTTTCTTTGATAAAACATCAATTGTTTGCCGTGGATAAAATGGTTTTTTACATTTTTGATTGTCCGTAAACATTTTATGAGTAAAAAAAGCAGACGTATTTTCTCGCACCATTTCATTTAAATATTCTATGCGATATGTTACAGGATCAAATTTCTTTTTGTCCTTCAATATCAGTTCCTTAGTCTTGATTTTGTGAGCCAAAGACACAGAATAATCTAACCCCAATAGGAAAGATGGCTTCCCATCAACCATATCTTTATAAGCGTCTTGAATTATTCCGTTCATCCAATGCGATGCGTACCACGCAGAACTAATATAAACATCTTTAGGTTCTTCGACAAGCTCGGGATATTCGTCTTTAAACGGAGTGGGTCTAACTTCCTGCATAGGCGAAATTACGGAATCAACGACAAACTTATCAATTTGTCTAAATTCTTCATAGATAATAAATGTACTTCTGGCACCTCTCGAAGTGTCTAAAGCAGGCAAGACAACTATTGTACTGCCGTTTCTGAACTTAATTGTTGTGTCATTTTGATTGTCAATAATGCTCTCTATTTCACGCCTTAACATTGCGGATTCAGGCATTAGCTTATTCCTGATTTTTTCGTTCACGATAAGTCGAGCAGCTTTCTTAGTGGCTGAACAAATAACAACTTCGCTTTTAGGGTACAATGACGCTACGCAACAAGCCGTTTGAGCTGCCCAGTATGACTTAGCTGTTGCTCTTGATCCTATGATAACAGTAGTAGTATTGATATTTACTTGATATATTTCTACATGCTGATAAGGGTACAGTTTGAAGCCAAAATACCATCTTGCATACATGTCTAAATTTCTTCTGAAAAATGTATTCCATTCATAGAACTTCATCATATGCTCTTTATTCGCAAGCCAATGTCCTTGCGGTGTTTTGTCACATACGGCAAGTTGGTTTTTGTCTAACTGCTGCTCAATTTGTTTAAGTGTCATTTTCACCACCGTCTTCTACATTAAACTCTTGGTCTCTGACACTTGTCCCGTTTATTAAATTATCCGTGGAACGTTTTATGTGTCTGTTGCAATATTCTTCAATACCATTAAAGTCCTTGAATATGTCTTTATCCTTGAAAAACTCAGCAGGTGAAAAGTTTTCAACCATAGCAATAAAATTGCCCCAACATTCATCCGGGCTATTTAGAGAAGCGGATTTCGCATTGTCTTTAGGCTTTAAATCTGCACTTGCCAAAGTGCTTTGATATAGCTTTGAGATTTTTTCGTACCTGTCAATATCTTTTTCTTGCCTTGCACGGTATTTGAGTATGTGTTGCTCACATAAATCCTTAATTAGAGAGTCTTTCACATCGTCATCTCCTGCTTTGTCTTTGAGCATTTTATAATGTTCATTAAGCATTTGATACTCTGTTTCGTTATATCCAAGTCCCCATCTTTTTACCGTGCGATCAGATACCGCCTTTTCGTCATTTGACTCAGCTTCGGCTTTTATCTTCTCTAAATCTTCGAGACTATCAATGGTATCATTTTTAATCTCTCTTAAATATGTATCAAATGTTTTTCCTGCATTTTGCGTTAGATTACAGTTCTTTACATAACACTTGATACGGCTTTGATTCACGCTGATTTTTTTTGTGGAATTTAATATAACATCACTGTAGTAAATATCCCAGTGCAAACATATTCTCTTGATTGCTTCATTTTGACTGCCAAGTAATTCTGTGTACTGTTCTACGAGGTTTTCAAGACAATTGTTACAGACAGGTAAAAAAGAATTGTTTCCTTTAAATAAAGGTGACTGACTGAATGAAAAGTTACCTGTTTGTTTTTTATATTTTTTCCCACAACTACAGCATTTGTAATAATCCTCTGCAACTGGCTCGATAGGCTTTATAGCTTTTAACTCTGTTTGTATTTGCTCCGTAGTAATACCGGATTTATTTTTTGTTGGTCTGCTGCCTTTTTCATTTGTTCTTCGCGCCAATTACACAACCCCCTTTAGCTCTAAATTTTTAAGCTTGACTGTCAAACGTTAGTCGAAAAAATCAACAATAACATTGTCAGTAAACAATACATATTCTCTCATATTTTTGGTGAATCTCACACACCTACACACAATCTGACTTTCGCCATACCTCCATCAACTTCCTCAAAAATTCCGTCACCGAGACGAATAGGCTGAGCATAAGGGAGCGACCCTTATACTTCTATCCGCAAGAATAATCTCCAAAGCTCGTAAGGGACTGATTACCCTTAAATTTCACAGGTCATTCAGCAAATTTAACTCTTTTATTAATAGTCTATGTATTAAAGAAAGATGTTTCCAAAGCTGTCATACCGCTACTTTAACCAGCGACTTGTTTTATACGTGGTTTTACCCACTTCAAGACAAACGGTATTCTTTTGGACTACCACAGTGACCCCATAGTTCCACCTACAGGTTTGTGGCTTATTCTCCACAGGAGCGTCTATTGCTACCGCAACAAGTTCTGTACGTTTTGAGACGTTGACTCTTAGCACTACAACTGCGTTTGAGAATTTTTCTCTTGTCTTATATACTTGCGTATACAAACTCGACTCGTTCTTACAACTATCGCAATAAGAACTTTCGTTGCAATCGTATCCCGAAAGGCTGACAACCCTTGTGCATCGGGGTGACTATGTGTATGTGTGCGAAATTCACACAGCAGTAGAATTTTGTTTTTTACGAGTCTACAAAATCCACAAAACCATACTCGTATGGGTGCAGGAATGGGATTTGAACCCACGACTTTCAGCTTATGAGGCTGACGAGCTAACCGCTGCTCTACCCTGCAATATGTTTGGCGGTCAACCTAAGTCAACCGCCGTTTTAAAAGGAGGAGTTACCTAAGAAAATATCATTTATTACAATCACATTCCAACAATAACTTGCATAATTTACTCACTACATATATCATCTATGTCTGCCAAGTTCTGAAATATTGGTTTCAATTTAATTTTTACAACCTTCTTATCCTTTGACATGAGTTCTTCTTTGGTACGAGGGTTTATATATGATCTGCCTTTTCTGTTTACAACAGTTGCAACGACAAACCCTGTAAGTGAAACATTTCCTGTTTCGTATGTAGCTGCTTTAAATGTATCAATAAAGCTCAAAACTTCCTCTTTAGCTTGCTTTTTTGTAATTTCATTACGCTCTGCATAAAAAGTTACAAATTCAGGTAAATTCATATTTTATTCTCCTTATTACTTATGCTGATGAACCGTAGCTCTACTCCTGTCAGCTCAGGGGTGGCAGTTTTCAGTCCACGTAACATTTGAAAAATGTTACCTTATGTTTTTGGTCGGGAAGACTGGACTTGCACCAGTGTATCTCGTAAGAGAGGCGAATTTACAGTCCGCTGCAATTGCTGCTATGCGACTTCCCGACAGTGGTGAGGCGTGGGAGATTTGAACTCGCCGTTACTACCGTGAAAGGGTAGTGTCTTTCCACTCGACTAACGCCCCTTAATGGTGTCCGTCTGAAAAATATATTTTCAGTGTTTTTATATCTTGCCTAAAACAAACTGCATAAGTTACGGACAGGCACTTTTTTATTTTTGTCGTTCTCCAAATTCTTAAAAATACACAAATATCATGACGTTATATTACAAACAACTGTATTTAATCAATTTAATTTCAACGTGTACTCACATACTTTACCCTTTGTCTGTTCAAATACCAATAACTTTGCCGAAGCATTACTGGTCTTTCTAAGCGACAATGAGTAGCTGTCTACGCCAATAATTGAGCCTACATTGATTACTTCTTGGTTTATTCCAACTTCTTCAACCTTATTATGGTGAAGATGTCCTGCCAACAAATATTGAATGGATATGCCGTAAATAGCAGACAATTCCTTAATTGCTGCTCCCATATTTTTTATTTCTCCATGACAGCCCAACAAAGTATAGCCTACCAAATGAGCATAAATATATCCAGAGGGATTTTCAGCATACGTAAAGTTGGGGTTGTTTTTTAGTCTCTCTTTTATAAACTCTGCCACAACCTTACCCATATTGTCTTCTGTAAAAGTTCCCTTTGGCTGTCCAAGCATACGCAGTTCCGAGTGATTTCCATTAGTGGACTGGTACTCAACCCTTACATAATTTGTAAGTTCATTTAGCCAATTAGAGATAAACTCCGCATATTTAATTGTTCCATCAATAACACCGTACCTCAATTTCATTAGTTGAGAGGTTCGCAAAATACCGTCCATGTAGTCTCCCATAGAGAACACATTAAGAACTTTTATGTTTTCTTTGCGTATGATTTTGACAGTTTGACTAAATAAGTCCCACATTCTTTTTTCAAAGATTTCTGGACTATATGCGTTTATGACATCTCCAAACAACCCTTTAAGTTCAAACTCAACACCAAAATGCTCGTCTCCAAACACAAGAGCATATGCTCTATCATTAGGTGTCTGAGCAATATATTGCGGCGGAATTAGAGGTTCAAGAGATGCGATTGCACTACATATTTTTTCCGTAATTAATTCGTCTCTTGCTTCTTCTCTGAGCCAACGATTGTATTCCAATTTGTCAGCTTGTAGTTTTCGCCTTGCTTTTTCAAGTTCTCTTATTTGAACATCAATATCAGTTGTTTCACCAGTTAAATCAGGGTCAACACCTTTGAGAGCTTTCTTAAATCGCATAAACTGCTGATAAGGCTTTCTATAACATGCTTCGGAGTAATCTAAGCCAAACCTTTTGTTAAGTGTCTGAGCTATAGCGTTCCAATCTCCAATCATTTCTTTGCGATTGGCTGTGTCATATATAATTTGAATTTGTTCATCTGTAAATTTCTTTTTTGCCGAAACTCCGATAAGACAACACCCCTCACACAACGTCTACGGACTGACCTATACTAATTGATACGTCCATACCGTTCATATCACACAAAAGATCAGCAAGATTTACGGGTTCGTCAACACCCTCGATCTCAAGAGTAATTGTCTTGTTTTCCACATTAACATTCAGTATGCCCTTAGCAGAAACTGAATACTTTTTAACTACTTTTGCAGCCATTTTGGTTCTCCTTCTACTCCAATTCGTCAGCCCATTCTGCAACCCAAGACCTGTGCGAATGAGTCAAATTACATATTGCAACCCGAAAATCATTCTTTTTTGCAAAGTGATCTATGTATTTCGCAAAGCCGGACTGTTCTTTGTGCTGCAAATCATTTTGCCCTGTATGACCTATACAGATAACTTTTGTGTTTTTACACACCCTTGTCAACACCTTCTTCGCGTTGTCAACGTTGAAATTTTGAAACTCATCAAAAATTACAACAGCATCGGCGAGGTTGCAGCCACGCATATATACGTCACTTATAGGCTTAATATAGCCGTCCGTGCCGTACTTTGAAGCTACAACATCTCCACTATCAATTGCTGTATATGGATTTATGCCTAACACACCTATAGCATCAAATAAAGGCGTGGCGTAGGGAAGTTCTTTGTTTTCAATTGTTCCGGGCAAGAATCCAACCCTACCTTCGCAGCAAGGCGAGAATACGTAATATATTTTTTTATACCTGCCATATTGAACTAACAAATCGGCAGTTCCGACAGCGATTAAGCTCTTACCACAACCGGCTTTAGCATTACAAAACACTATATCTTTTTCGGGATTCCATATAGCATCTCTAAATACTTTCTGTTCTTCGTCAAGTTGGAGTCCATAAAAAGGATGGTCAACCAACGTTTCAGGAGCTTTAACACAATCTGATTGAATATTCCTTTTTACCATACTACATCACCTGATTTGTGCAGTGTCCTTCACAATCATAACTGTCGCCACATCCGAAAATGTCGTCAAAATCAACATCTTCTCCAATCAGTGCATCAACAAAACCTAATTCTTTACCTTCGTTGCCAAAGTAATAGCTCTCAATTCTCTTTGTGTCTTCTAATTCTTTCATGGTGAATTTTGAACGAGAAACAAGTGTTTTGCGCAATCTTTCATCAACTCTCTTGTAAAACTCAATAGTATCTTCTGTTTTACTTGAACTGTTAAAAATTCCCGTTTCTCCATCATGGTTAAGAAAAACCGCATCGGGCGCAGCAATTCTTATGTGAGCCGAAGCGAAAATATAAAACGCTATGGAACAAGCATACGATGTACAGACAGCTATGATTGGTGTAGTACTGTTTCTTATACAGTTAATAGTTCCGAGACCGTCAAGCACGCTGCCTCCATTACTTGAAATTACAATTTTTATTGGCTGTCTTTCTTTAGCTTTAAGTCCCTTATCTATGGCGTTTAGTTTGATAATAAACATGTTGAGTTCACGAAATATATTTGAATCAACTACATCATCAATATAAAATGTCCTACTATCCAAATCTTCCATAAATATTGATTCTGCAAGTCCATACGAAAATGTTGCAACACTATTTTCATTAGCTATCATCTCTTGCAGTTCAGATTCTACGGTAGACTCGACTACAGCATCTTTGTTTTTATCTGTTTCATTTGGCTTTTTATTCTTCGACATTGTAAATTCCTCGTTTTAATTTGTTACGGTTATCCAACCGCCCTGTACAGAAACACAGGATATTTGTTAGTGATTTTTGCGGTACTCGGCAAGCAGACTTGCAGTCTTTTTAGAATCTTCGCAATAATGCTTTCCACGTCCGCCCTTTCTCTTTAACTTACAGGTCTTTGTGACAAAGATACCTTGTTCTCTGAGAAAATCTGCTTCGTCTTTTGTAATCTGTACCAAAATCAGCACTCCTTTAAACTATGAATTTGTGACTACTCACAATTGACTTTTAAATGATTTTATGGTATGATATAATGGGAAGTGTTTTATAAAAATTGTAAAAAACAAAAAAGAAGTTGCTCGTTAATTGAGCAGTCGATCATTTACTCCATCATGTGTATCATTGGATATACAGCGGTTCAATGACCAAAATACAAAATCTTGTATCTGTCGAGCGTATTATCAAATCCAACAGATACAAGATTCTTTAATTTTTAAAGCCGTCATTTATAGGGCTGAACAAACACCCACTTTTAAAGCCGTCATTTATAGGGCTGAACAAACACCCACTTTTATATCGCAGAACTCGGACAGTAACAGTCTCACACCACAAAATTACTGTCTGCTCTGGATAACCTAAGAATTGTTGGGGCGTTGTATTAACGCCCTCAATCAATCATGCGAGAAAGGATATGCTTTTACTGCATTATTTATTACCTTTCTCATATAGTGCCAGAAATTTGGCGTTTTTTTTACAAAAATCACGCAATATAGCCTAAAAGTGCTGTTTCTTGGTGTCCGCCCTTTTAGTGATGCGAAGCTCTTTTGTCTTTTTTTGCCTTGTATTTTTTTCTATACTTTTGTTGACATTTAACACAACGACACTGAGTTTTTCTTTTTTTATCAAATATAATACCACAATCCATACACCTTCTGTTTTTGTTGTATATGATATTGTCTAAGATTATATCGCCATATGATTTAAACAGAAATTCTTTACGTCTATCGTCTTTGAAAACTGTATGATCCTTAAACATATCCTGAATGAGCATATCGCAGATTTCTGTTTGCGAGTAATCAAATTGACTCATCTTTCCTATGATGTCACTGACAAGAATATTGTTGTTTTCATCGTCACGGTGTTTCTTTAATTTTATTGTAGCAACTAAATCACTGTAAGTTCTTAGCACCGCTTCATCGGTGTTTATATTGAAGTCGTACATCAACATTCTATAATCAAATTTGCCCTTATCTGTAAATTTTGACTTGAAATTTTCTTTGGGATACAGAGTAAATATCCTGTCCACAATACAATCGGTAAGCAATTCAACTTGATTTTCGGTTTTGTCTTTTGCATACTTGAAAAAATGCGGCAATTTTCGATTAACGTATTTTTTTATTATTTCAGATACTTCCTTGGGGGGAGTGCTTTTGTACAGAGTTTTTGCATAGTCTATAGTTTCGTTATTGATTAGACATAACCATTTTAGGCAACTCATAGCTTCTACGTGCATTTCCTCGCTTCTAATCTCAGGGCTGTTTTTTATTTTGCTGATATTATTACTAATTACGCCTATGTTACCACCAGTAAATGCGATTGATAAACCCTTGTATCTACTCTGCGGAGTAATCGGTTCTTTTTCTGCTTTGTGCATATTGTAGTACAAAGGAACGATCCCTTCTTGGTTTCGGCTGGCTACGTCTATAATGTTTTTGTCTTGGATTATAAGCACATTATCTCCGTCTACGTCAAACATTAGTTCTTTTGATATTATATCATGCGTACTTGTGTAGCAACCATTAGTAACAAACCATTTTTCAATTTCATCACTTGTAACATTGTTTTGTATAGAATGCTCTTGATAAAGATGTGGACTTCTCAAACAATCAACTTTCTCGTTGTATTTATGTAGTTTGCAATGGACTTCCTTAGTGTCAAGTAGTCCATTAGGAATCCCTATGCCTTGGAATAACCATTCGCTAAAGGCGTAAAAATCGGGAAGCAAAAAAGTGTAGTAGCCGTTTACTTTAAATTTAGCTGAATACAAGTCCTTGATTAGCTTGTCTCTTAATGAACGCAGTTGTTCTCTACAATAAGAATCTCTTATTAACCCATTGTATTCATACAGACACTTCTGAAAACTGCTGTAGGTTGAATAATCCTTGTTTCGAGATATTCCAAATAACTCTAATTGTTTGTCCTTGTCAGAACAAATGCCGTTTATAAAGTCCACACTGTTCTTACACATCAATTTTAGCTCATTATCAGTATAATCAATGAGGGACGACACCATTTGGTAGTTTATCATAGCTTTCTTAAAGCGATCATTTTCGATATTGCAGATTCCGGCTTGGCAATGATATTTTTTAAACCCATCTTTATACTGCTGCCACGAATCGAAATAATCACACATTTTTAACTGAGATTTTGTAAATATGATCTGTATATTGTCTTTAAAAATATCCCACTCTCTACCCCACATGTCTTTTATCACCGGGGAGCATTTTTTCTCTTTGATGAATTTTTTGAAATCAAATACACCAAGCAATCCCTTTACCCATGGCAGACGTATCATAAAGTTTTTATGGCTCAGTTCAGGGCTTATCATTCCGGCACCGTCTGTATGAGGTATCAGAACAGGCATTTTTTTCCTTGTTATGCTATAATCTATGTCATTTATGTAGTCTACCTCTGTCACTACGTTAGTTTCAAAGTCATCAACGACAATACACCTGTCAATATCAAAATCTTCCCATAAATCCGTAGCAGAATTACAAAGAGCAAGATAAGCGTTGAATTTGTTCAAGTTCATTCCTGATTTCTTATTTACATCATCAATCGTTAAACCGCAAGTAAATGTGTTCCAGTGTTTCTCAAGCAAATCTTCTCGTACAAAAACAGCTTTTTTAGTGCGGATTTGACCTGCCGAACTTGCAAAATATACGTAATGAACCCCATTGTAGTCATAGCCGTTTTTAATGAGGCTTTCAAGAACCTCGAAATAAAATACGCTAACAACCATGATTTCTTTGTTTACCACAGTGTTTTCTGCCGTCATTTTTACGTTATAGTTAATAGGAATTAGCCCAAAGCACCTTGTCAATACACTATCAAACAAAGAAATTCTACGTTTATCAGTCAGCTTGCGAGGTATGATGTCTCTAACTCTCTTACGATTTACATTGAACATATCTATAAGACATTTTTTTGTGCCGTCAATTCTTTTGTTTAAATATTTGATTTTATCGCAAATCATGTTACGAATATAGACATCGGTTGTTTCTTTAAGCTCATTTTTATACCTGCTTTTCATTGCTCGGAAGTTATATAGGTCTGATTCCATTTCTATTTCTTTGTCAAAGTAAAAACAGGAAGTGTCCACTCCGTATATACAGTATTGCTTATTTAACGCCAAATTACAGTCCTCCTTTTCATATTTTCGCCCACCCTCCCTCCGAAATCATACTAACAGTCGTAAATTTTTGCTTTTTGGTTTTTCCCTTGTTTTACAATTGTTGATCCCTATCAGAAAACTAATAGGAATTTACCACAATAAATTTAGTCAACAAATTGCATTTGAAAATACCTATAACGTCAAAAATCTATTAGTTTCCCAATTTAATCTCATTCAGAAACTTTTCGTTGCCTCCAAAACATCTTTTCTAATATCGCTGAGTATTCTTATATGTTCCGATATAGTGGATACATTGTTTTTGCGAGACTTGTCGTTGCCCCATGCTTTTATCAACTTGTTTAGCATACTTTCCAAAGAAGTAAAATACCCCAAGCAATCTTGATACTCTTTCATTTCTCCTGTTCCTTTTTTGGTCTTAATGTCAATTTTCTCTCTTTGACCGCACTCGTACAATATGTACTGATTGTCGCCGATCTCGTAATAATACTTGTCGATTATATGTATCATAGTCATATCTCACACAATCCCTTCTTAATTTGCTTGTTTATCGCATAACAACCGTCTAAATACCTAACGCGAATACCATGTTCAAACCTAAGAATATCTCTGATCTGACCCATAGAGAATACATAGGCGGTTTTCCCTTTTCGTATCTGAAAAACACTGTCGTTAATCAGTCCTACATAATAATCATCAAGTGTAGTCATATTATCGCTGCTTAACCCAACAGATTTACTTCTACCCACATGTCTTTTCATCCGCTTGTCTTTGCTCAAAGAAGTATTAGCTTCTAAATACGTAATAGCACTATCTAAGAAAATATCCATATTCTCTGGATAAAACTTAGTACACTTATATCCCAATTTATTACAAGAGTGCTTCATTATGCACTGGTTGCAAGAATAGGGTAGAGGACTGTGGGATATGTCTTTTCCGAAACTCATTTTAATTATTCCTTTCTATTTAAGTTGCTATACTGTTACTCTCTCCTTTAGCAATTATGTTCCAAATATCTTCATACGTATCGGAACGTATTATATCCCCGTTATTGTCTCTAACCACCATGTCTTTTCTTGCACCGCATTCCTTTTCCAAAACATACCAATATATCCAACCATCGGTATCTTCTGCCCAATCAGCAAGCATCTTTATCATAGCGTCAATATTTATGACCTCTATGAAATTGTTACAATCCCCAAAAATTTCTGACACGTCACGATACATCTTCTCATATTCCTTGTGAGTATCACAAATTACTCCCAGATATTTTACGAACTTTTCTTTAGTAATCATATAAATTCTCCTTTTTATCCTTTTATTTAGCTTAATTTGTTGATATTTTTACTCATAATCAGTATGTTGTATATCACCTCTTTCACCGTAAAAGACAATGTAGACAATTTGCTAAATTTAGCAATTACGTTCCTTATTTGCGCTTACGAATTTATTTTGATTTACTCATAGTTGTCGTCTCCCCACTCCCTCATATAGTCTTCGTATTCCTTGTAGTAAACTCCCTTGTCGTGAGAATTACTTGTCTTTGGTATGTATTCCTGTTTGCAAAAAATATCATCTATGCTGCATTCACCCTCGACATAATCCAAAATTCTTTCTGCATCTACGCTCAGGAATCTTCTGTTGTAGCCCATAGTCACACCTCCTCTCTTATTAAATTGTGCTTACAACGTGTTTATTCTATAACCAATAGTTAGGCTAAGAGTGCTTGTTTTCAAGAACGGAAACCCTGTCAACAATATGTGTTTTTCCCCAAAAACAGTAGGTGAATTAAACTCATTAGATTTTTGTGAAAAATTCTATACTGCCATTACGAAACCCTTTGAGGAGGGTTCTTATATTAGTCCTAAACTTAAGTGATTCTATGGCACCCGACAAGAGTGCTATTTCATAGATGCCATCCAGTGAAAAAACTCTATTACGATACACCTTTCCGTCAGTATTTCTTAATCTGACAATAGATGAAAAGCCCTCTTCTTTTAAATATGGTACTTGCAAAATTAGCTCGGAAATATCTCTACGTGGATTAGAACACCGCAAGGCACGTCCTATCTGTTCAGCGGTCATAAACACCTCGTGACTTTTATTTTCGTAAAAATCAACCTTTTCTCCATCCCATCTCTCTAATGATCTTAAAGTTAATTCATTCATTTTCTTCACCTTTTTATAAATGTTCCGTTTTGTCTTTTGGTCTTAGTTCAGATGACAGATTAACCCATTAGTTATGTATTGTTTTCATCTTTATCAAACTCCCCAAGTATCTTAGCTTCATACCGTTGGTTTCCTGCGTAAAATATGTTTGGGCTAATATAACAGAACTTCCCGTAATCGCTTTTTACAAAATTAAACACGGGTAGCCCGTTTAAGTAAAGATTCTTCATAAGAGCTTTCAACCTTCTATTGTTTGCGGAACTATACCCTATTATCTCACAATATTCTGCTAACGACATAAGCTCTATGTTGTCAAAATTCTTTTCTGTTGGATTAAAACAAAGCATATTGTAGTCCACATTAACAAAGGGAATCGCTTGGAACAAGTAAGACAAAAACTTATGTTCTCTCGCCGAAGCGTTTTCATACAAGGCTCTTACATTGTCAACGTACAATCTCATATGTAACATATCTGTGTCTTTAGAAACGCTACCTTTGCTAAATACGTTGGGGTTTAAAAATAAACCATTCTTCTTTTTTATGATTAGTTTCAATTTTGTCGTTTCAGCCCAAAAATCAACTACGCTTCTTTGACTGATTTTGAGAATTTTTTGCAAGTCTACGTGTTTAATACTCACTTGATTTGATAGTTTGAGCTTGTTGTCATACCCTATAAATGTACTTAGGTAAAACAATCTCGTCATAACGGACGGCGAGACACCTAAATTCAAAGCTTCATTTACCTTGTAATGCACCCATACAAAATCCCCATTACTTTTTATAGTTTGTTTAGTGCTAAAGTATTTTTCTTGTGCTTTCTCTTTTTTTTGCAAAAATTCACGATAGTTTTCTCTTTCTTTAATTGTTGTTACACAAGCATCTTGCATCAACTCTCCTGTAGCAAACACAAAAACATCTGATTTTATCAAAAAACCGTCTCCTTTTTTTTTATTAAACTGATATGCTGTCCAAGCCAGTAACAAACCAACGTTTACTATGCACTATAATCTTCTCTATGCACTATAATCTTCTTTTGCTCTGTTTTACGTCATTTTTCGTGTCGTGCCATGCCTTAAAAACCCCCTTTTTGTATCTTTCTGTACCTTTTTTAAAGTGTCAGAAAACAGCGGTATATAGGTACTTTTCTCGTGTTTTTTTGCTGTTTCGTCACTCTATCCTATAACTCCAGCTTTCTGAATTTTAATTTAGAATCAATTAGCTTTTACTGCTGTAAGATAGGCGCATTGTATAGAATAATCTTCTGATGTTCAAAATTGTCTTTTGGGTTTCTCTTAACATCAATTTATTTCCTTTACAATACCATTATACATTATTCTCGTAAAAAATCAAGCGAAAAAACATCAAAATTATCCTCTTGCTAAAAATACGGTGTAACTAAGGTAGTATGATTTTTTTATAAAAAATCTCGTAGAAAAAAATTGGCACCCTGTTCTAACGGAAACCCAAATTATTTTAGTTGCCTTCGATAAATCCAAAATAAAAATATCTCCAAACTAAAGCAAAATCGGTAATTTTGAGTAGCCTGAGACAACGATAGAATACCGTCCTTGATACTGGCAACACAACAAAAATCAACACGATTTCCTATTGTTCGTAAAAACATTGGTTTACCCGTACCTTATTATAAAGGCACTGTACCTGTAGACAAGGTGTTGCTAAATGATTTGACTCCGATACACGTAAATTTGATCGAGAGATTTATTACGGTTTTATGGAGAAAACTTGCTCTTACGGTGTAACGTCGTAACAACGGAATACTTCGTAACTCAACGAAAACGAGAATCCTTACAATATTTATCTATTTTTCTTGATGTAACGCAAGGTTTTAAGGGCAATTCTCCGAAGCTCAAATGCGAGCAAAATTAGGGTATTTTAAAGGGTTGAGAGACGATTTTTGAGATACGAGAAAAAAACGAAGTTGGAGAAGTTTTCGTGTGAGTGAGGGACACCTACTGTACTGCTGGTGGGGAATCCTCGAAGCTCCTAAAATGTAAAATATCCCCCCTATAACCGCATATATTTTAACTTGTTTTTTGGGCGAAATAGCAAGTTGAACCATGCTAACATAATATCGTCATGAATCTGCTATATATCACTTGATATAAACGTATATATAATATCATATGTAAGAGACTGATATATTATATTTATATGCCGGCATTCGAGTATACTATATATCAGCTTGAAGCTGTTGCAAATGCAACATTTTATATTTGTTGAATAAAGTTCTACAAACAGGTTAAAAATGTAGATTATAATTCTACAGCATGTGACACATCAAGCATTGCAAGTAACTGCTGATACTCAGGGCGACAGTACAACAGCAATAATGAACTATATAGATCAGTATACATATACCCTACAGATATACCATTACAAGCCCTACAGCTACATTGCAAAGCGTGGTCTTCAATCCATAATATATCTATAACATCTTGTGCAGCCGTGGGCGATCTGCTCCTGATCTCATTAAGCGCATACGGGGCTATAGAGCGTTTGCCGCGGATCTATAGCATATTAGGTGCAGTAAAAAATTTTTGCTGTGCGGTGCAGTCGCTCCGATCTCCTCGGTGTTCCTTCGGGGCGGTCGCCTGATACTCTGATACCGTCCCGATCTCCTCGGCTTGCATCTGGTGACCGTCTGATCTCCTCGAGCTGATTTTGTCCGTACATCATAGCACGTCAAGGCGTCTGCTCCCTGATATATTACAGGCTACCGCATACGCATACAAGCCCCTACAATGCGTTACAGCAGCCCTTGACAGCTCGGGCAGTAATTGTATTACCCACGGCTCAGCACGTCAAGAAAGCCCTCTTACAAGCCTTACAGCTTACACAGGGGGCTTTGTGTTGTCGCTATCTGATAATGGTCTGATTATGCGCTTACTGCTCACCGTCTGCTCCGTGCTTGCTGATGTACTCCTTGCAAGCCGTGACTATTAACTGTGCCTTGCTTATGCCTGTATTGTTGCAGTAGTCGTCTATTATCTTATAATCATCAGGCTTGATATTTGCTTGTATTTTTTTGTAATTATCCCTATTGTATTTATTGCTTGCCTTTATGTGGGCTTGACTCATTGCCATAAAATCGCTCCTTTGTATAATTTGCACAATTAGATAACAGTAATCCATGTTATCTTTGTGTATGTTTTTTCTAAAAAACCGTTGACATTTGCCTGAATACGTGCTATAATAGAGACAACAAAAGAACACACGACAGCAACGGAACGACAAACAGAACCTTGAAAATAAAATAGACTTTACACCTTGACACGCTCCTTGTTTTTATGTTATAATAAAAATGAAAGGGGGTGAATGTATGGGACAAACTGACAGCCAGTTCAAGGCGTTTATCCGATTTGTTCTTGACGCTCTCCGAGAAGTAGCGACAGAAAAAGACGAAAAAAGACGTAACGAAAAAATGGCGAAAATCATTGAAAACCTGCAAAAAACGTTGGAAGACTAATTCAAAGTAACTATTAAAAGGTGTAAGGTTTATTTTCAAGGCTTTACACCTTTTTTGTATCTTGAAAACTAAATTATATCATTGTTTGCTTGTAAGTCGATATTGTTTTCAATGCAGTACATGACACACTTATATAAAAGTGCGTTCATGCTTGATATATTTTGATTATCGGCGTAAGCTTGAAATTTTTCATAATCAGGCAATTTGCATTTGCAAGCAAGTGATTTATACGTTTTTGCATCGTATTTTCTTGTTGCTCGGCGTTGTGCTTCAGTAGCCATAAACTCACTCCTTGTGTAAATTGTACAAACGAAATATAAGTAAACATTATAAGTTTGTATATAAAATCAATAGACAAATCTAAGTAAACATGATATAATAGAGACAGTAAAAGAAACAGAGCTTTTACAAAGTATCTTGAAAATATTATATCACTTGTTGATCTCGTCGTCAATGGGGAGCGTACCAATATAATTGTTGATAAGCTTGTTAAGGCTTATACCCTGCGACTTGCAATAGTCCTGTAATTTAGCCTTAACGCCTTTAGGTACAACGATCCGCAGGCTATCATATTTAGCCTTGTTAAAATCGTTCTTGTATTTGGTAGAATTAAATTCAGACATAAAGCACCTCACATATTGTACAAGATTCACATAAAACAACTTAAAATCTTGTACAATATACCAATTGACAAACTTGTACAAGATGTGATATAATAGAGACAAGATAAGGGAACGGAAACAAAACCCTCCCTTACAAAAATTATAGCACATTCTGAAAAGGATGTCAAGTAAAAAGGAGAATAAAAGCAAATTACAAGCAGTTTTGCAGACTGCAAGCCCGATAATAAAACGCATAAGGCTATAAATAATATGTGTATACGCTTGATATTTTGTAGTATGTCAAGGGGAGGCGAATAACTTACTAACTGGAGCCATAAGGTGAAATAGCCTGTATCTGTTATGCACAAGGGGTATAACACTATCGGGCGGAATGGCTGGAATACGATATTCTTATAAAAGCCAAAAACTCCATGACATATTATTGTATATACGCTCTTTTTCTTGATATTCTTTTGGGCGTTCCGTTGGGAAAATTAAAAGAAAGTTGTAACATTTAACAAATGGTATTTTTAAGGTATTATATCAGATTATTTTTTTAATGGCAAGCGTTTTGAAAATACTCTGAATATGTGGCAAATAGGGGAGTACCCTAAAAGCTGCACCAATAACAAATTGACAGACGACAAAAACAATGATAAAATAAAAAGTGCGGAGGTATTTATTATGACTAAAAGACAAATGGGAATTGTCGAAGATAATTTGAACGCATACAAGGCGAATTTCGGATACATCCGAATCGTGCCGGAGGATTATGGGAAGGGCTTCTATATTTACACTGACGAACAGAGAGCCGATAGCGGAAGTTGGACACAATACTGCTATAATATCGACTATCTGAACGGCTGGCTATATGGAGCAGTGCAGGCAGCTAACGGAATAATGAAAGCTATTGAAAAGTAAAAAAGGCTTCTAAGCGGTTGAGCCTATCAGCCGCATTCCAGCCGAAAGGCTTACACAAAGCAAATAATCGTCAACTTGAAAAGTAAAAAGGAGGATTTTGTTATGAGTAAAACATTATACTTTGAAGGTGCTGGATGCGTACCTTGTAACGATGTGGAAAATTGCCGAATCAGAACGGCATTCACAAACAGAGATAGCAAAAACATTTATCTTGAAATGCGTGCAGCCATCGCCCCTAACAAGAAATCCCGTGGCGAATATCGCTACATTTTTTGTAGTGATTGTCATTATATCACAGACAATCCCGAAATTGACGACTGCAACGAATCGTGCCTAAAATGTGAGAGATACGGCACCTACGAGAAATACACGAAAGAAAATATACTTGCTTTTGTGAATAAGAACTGTAACGCCGATTTTGATGAGATTGTCGTATTAGATAATTTAGCAGGCTATAGAGTATTTTCTAACGGCAAGAAAAAGGGGTGGGGAACATCTGAAATGTATAATTTCGGCGACTGCTTCGCTTATGATGAGGATTTAACCAAAAGGCGCATTGCTAAGGTTGCAGAACTGTCAGCACATTTCAAGGAAACTTTTCATCAGAAATACGATAACACCAGTTATTATGTTGAAGATGGTAAATTGACCGTGCGCATCGGCGTATCTGAGGAAAAGAGGGTTGCGGCAGGTTATCACGAAAGAGTTTTCACGGTCGAAGTATAAACACAAATCAAGGAGGGCTAATAATGACCGAAAAGACAAAAGCAAGACTTGAAAAAGCTTTGAACCATATCAAACAATGTGATGGAGACTGCAAACACTGTAACCATTGTAAAGTTGTTGTAAGCAAAAGCGCGTTATATTATGCGTTTGTGTGCGGCGTTCACGGCATGAATGATTATTTCACGGCTGTATCTGACCGCATGAAAACGCTAAAAAATGACATGATCGAAGCGATTCAAGTTGAATTATCATAAACGGTTTACCGCTGATCCGTTCAAAATCGGCGGAAAATATCACGGCAGCGGAGCGCATGAGCTTGAAGCCGTGTCAATACATACGGAAAAAGCAAGGTCTAAACTTTGAGGGCGGTTATATAAGGAGGAAACACAATGAAAAAATTAGTATTAAGTTATATTGGTAACGACAGCTTTAACAGACCTGTTTATGAAGACGCTACAGGAAAACTATTTGTAGACACAAACCCTTGCAAACATCAGCAAGCAAGAATATGTACAAAATTAAACAATGTTTTTGATGGAGAACCCGACACGCCTATTGAGTATATCAAAATGTATGTCAATATGGAAATTGAGTTTTATCCTCAAAGAATTACATGGTGACAAAAGCAATATTTTAAGGAGGGAGATTTAATGAAAAAATGTATAAACGAATATTACATTGTATGTAATGAAAATACACAAATTATGGTTGCTGAATTTGATGATGGAAGTATTGAAAAAGAATTTGAATATTATGTTATCAATAAAAATGCAGTTGAATTTATCCAGCATTGCAACAGAGACAGAAGCGGAAATAGTTATACAACAAGAAAAATAATTAAGCCATCTGTTATTTTTTGGGAAAGATGGTATAAGGACGTAGAATATTATAAGAATAGAAAAGGAGGGAAAATTAATGATTAAAATTGATATGTGGTATGGTGATAGTCATACAGATGCGGACAAAATTGATGTGGCATTCTATCCAAGCGATGGGCAGTATAGAGGAAATATATACAAGGACGGAAAAATTATAGGTGATTATACTTGCAATGATTCTGTTGAATTAGAAAAAAGCTTTAATCATCTACGTTTTAATTGGGGTTAAAGCCGTCCGAGTGGCTATAAACAGGCAGTTAAGCTCGGAGCGTTCACGGGGTTAATTCCCGTGAGGTCTGCAAATAGCGGAAATAATACATATACGGAGGGAATTATCATGACAAAGGAAAAATTCATGGAGTTTGTGAACAGTGACAAAATGGCAACGGATGACGGCTATTATTGCAAGGTCGTTCAGCACGGAGTAACTTACATTCTGTTTGGTGATGTATCAGAAGGCAACCTTCTGAGTGACTACAACAACAAAATGAAAGTTGCCGGATTCTCCTATAATGGAAAATTTTATGGAGTTGACTTTTTGCATAGGGGATATGATCTTGATTTCAATGCAGTTATAGCAGCCTTTGAAAAGAAATTCAATGAGGCATACAAAGCTGCTGAAAATTGCTTTTCTCTTGATGCGCCTGCACCGATAACGGAAGTCACACAAAAGACAATTGACAAATCTTACAGAAGATGCACGGAGGAAGATTTTGAATACTACAAAGAAAACACAGCGATAGAACACGCAAAAAGAGACATTTTCGGAATCGTTGTCAAAAACTATGGAGACGACAGCACGCACAAAGAAAAATTCACTCCTATCTTTTTTGACTGCTTGAAGCATCCCGAAAAGTTTAATGTCTATGTTCAAACTGCCATTGAGGAAAATGCGGACATCATCAATTATAGGCTGAAATGTAAAGCGGAAATGAAAAAGAAGAGCGAGGAATTAAAACAAGATCGCGCCTTAATGAGAACAGTTGCGATATATAAGGCACTTGAAACCATTGAAGCAAAAACTGTAAAAATGACTTGCGAGCTTTACGGTGAGACTTTCGAACTGTCTATTGAGCGTGAAAAGCTTATGAGGGAGCTTGCTTATAACACATATATTGACCTTTGGAGCTTTACAAAAACTGTGCAGAAAACTATTGAAGATGCAGCGGAAAAAACGGGAGTAAAGAGGTACAATGCAAAAATAAATTTTGCCGATATAGTTAAAATAACATACGGCAAGAAAATTGTGTACTCTGAGGAGCAAACATTGTGACAGTGGGCGGAATACGTTCCGCCCTCACATCAGAGGAAAACACATAACCAAAGGAGGAAATAATAATGCTGAATGAAAACATTTTTAATAAGCTTCCTGCATATATAAAAGCAAATGCGGAGCTTTACAACAAAATTGCACAGGAGTATTACGACAGAACGGCAAAAGCACGCACAAAAGATGAATATGATGTAGAATTGTCTAATGTGTGTAACTACTGGAAAAGAGACTTGACAGATGATAATGTTATACAATATCTCATGTTGTCGGGCGTTATGGAAATTGACGATATAAAAGCAATACAGCAGTATTATCTTGACAATGCGGAAGATTTTCAAAAAGCTATATTATCGGCAAATCTAAAAAAAGGGAAAAGGTATACATTTGTATACGTCAATGAATTTGGCTTTCCTGTAGCGGACAAAATTACATTTGATAGTGTAAATGTGTGTCAATATGCACAGTTTACGGATGCCGTCAAAATGACTTTTACGAGATACAAGAAAAAACATTTAACAAACCAATATTTCTATGATTGCAGCCTTGCAATATATGAAGGATGGCACGATTCAATAAAGAAAGATACATACGACACAATGAACAAAACGGCAAACGCTACAATATACAGATCAAAATATGCTTGTTTTGATGCGCGTTTTTTCTCTGAAATGGTTGAAAGACTTGGAAAGCCATTATTTGAGTATAGAGCGTTAAAAGTTGGTAAAAACGGTACAGTTTTAGCATAATAAAAACGGATTTTTAACAGGAGTGATATATAATGTATATTCTTTATTACAAGCAATTACACATTGTACAAGAACCACTAACCAAAAATCGCACTTGTCAAACATGGCGCGGAAAGCAACTTGCAATGTGTGAGGAGAAGAAGCCTTTGCAAGAATGGATTGACAATCAACCAGAGAGAGACCGAAATAATTATTATATTGAACCGACCGCAGAATCAGTGGACAAAACAATATAAATTGGGCGGAACGGATTCCGCCCTCACACCACGGAAAAATCTGCATGAGGGTTTAACCGTGCCAAATAAAAATAATTATTAATGGAGGGCGATTTTATGGCTAAAATATTTACTTGTACGCTGACAAGAGCCTACACATTCACACTAAAGGCGGATAATCGCGAGGATGCTGCATTCTGGTTGCAAACTCATGATTTACAAGATGTTGAAAATGCTACATCTGCATTTGATGTAGAATGTTCCGAGGAAATTATCGGGACTGAGGGAAACTCAGAATACGCTATTGATATTAGCACGGAGGAGGTATAACGCTATGAACGACAATACAATATTTCACGCAGTTAATGGAAGTGTATCTATGAGAATAAGCAAAGAAGCAAGGGAGAAGCTTAACGCTTACAGCCCTAAAGGTTGTCCCTTTATTGGATATACGCTTTTTGACTTACTTACTGACTTTGTACGTGCTTATAGTTGGATAATCGCAAGAGGTAGTACGGAGAGCTTGTGCAGCTTTATCAGACGTTTACAGCGTGAAAGATACGCTCACGCTGTTGTATATGGCGATGACATGCTACGACTAATTGAGGAGGGCTAAACAATGAGAGAAAATAATCTGATCGACACTATCAAAGCGGACTGCAAAATGTGGGAACGCCTCAACAATGCAGACGGAATGCTTGACGATTATATGTATCTCAACGAGTGCATCGACAGCAAAGAGATTGGACTATATCAGCTTATTTTAAATGGTCTTGAGCTGTGGTATGGAACGCTTGCGGAGATAAATGCGATTGTTAAGTCTATGGTTTATAGGCTTACTAAGGATTTTAATTGAGGGAGGAAAATATATGAAAGATATAATCAGAAATATTCTTAACAAGGCATCTGAAGAAAGAGACCTCGAACTTGCGGAAATTGCAAGCGATCTGATGGGAAAATTTGCAGTTACTTGTAATTGCCCTGAAAATTGGAGAAACATTGTCGAAGAACTTACAGAGGAGTATAAACACAACGACTGGATAATGGACTCGGTTTATGAATTTAGTTGTTACGCCGGTGATGATGAGGAGGGTTGACTATGTGGACGCAAGGGCAAACAAATGGTTTTAAATGGTGCGTAAAGCACTATAAAGAGGGAAGCAAATACGGAATAAACGGCGGAAGAATTTCAAAGCTGTGGATTCAGAGGGAGTGCAACGGAGAAATTATCGCTAACTATGATCGGGGTTGGGACGTTCAACCAACAGAAATAACAGCAGCGTACGGAATGGAAGTCTATAATATGCTGTTGGAAAAATTCAATTGATGGAGGTTATTATGAATAAGTACATAATAATTATGTTTTCCGACCACGGAAAAACAATTGCAAAGAGGGTGCGTTTTTATGGTAGCTATCGTGAAGCGTGTGTTGAAGCAGCAATAATTTTGCATTCAAGTGATAGATATACAAGCTATAAGGTTGAGATTGATTTTTAGGAGTTGTTACAATGCGTGAGACAATGAAAAACGGCGTTTATCAGTCAATGGACGATAAAGGGGAAGTAATGCTGACTATTACAGCACTCGGAAACAATACATACAGGGCAGTTAATAAGTTTTTTGACATTACAGCGGAGATAATTCCGCTTGATGAGTACAGAACGCAAACGAGGTGTATTGAAAACAAGAAAGCAGACAAAAACGGAAGATTCAGGAAGTCGAAAACATTAGCGGAGCATAATACAAGTTGGTTGTGTTATATGCTTGAAGAAAAGGGATTTATCCGTAAGTCAAAGGCAATGTAATAAGGGAGGATTTAATTATGAACATTTTATCAACAAAAGAAACTGGAATGGGCGGTAAGTGGGTATTGGTAAAATACGAAGAAAATTTTTATGCTTATGGAACTGAATCCGATCTGCATTCCTTGTTAGGCTTTCCAGTTAATCAGTGCGGAACTAAAGAAGAAATAATAGACCATTGTGAGTCACTTGCCATGTTATGTAAGAAAAACATTAACCAATATAATAAAAAACTTTTGAAGAAAAAAGGAAATGTTGAGGGTTGGAAATTGATGATTAAACATGAGCAGAGGGAACTTGAAATGTTGGTGGATTTTGCAAAGATTTTAGCACAACAAAACAATGTTTAAGTGAAATAAGGGAGGATTTAATTATGAATATTAAGTATCACCAATACGGAACGGGCAGCGAGTACGGAGCAGACGGACAGCTAACAAACAATTGGAATCCTGATGCTGATTATGGGAATGAATATTCAGATGTTTATTTTAACATAGAGACAAAAGGCTATTGTTATCCAGACTACTGCTTTACAGACGAGGACAGAGAAGCATTTGGCAGGGATATTGCAGAAGTATTCACGGCTTTAGGTTGGGAGTGTAAATCAAAAGCATGTTATGGAAGTTGTTCTGAATGGTACAAGGGAAAATCCCACCTGTATATGCACCCACAACAATTTAGCGGAGAGGTTTTAAAGAATGAAATTAAAGCTGTTGCAGAAGCATTGATGGGAAGAAAATCTTTTAAATTGAGATGGGTTGATTTACATGCCACTGTTTATGACATAACAAATGATGAGTATGAAGAAATTTTGACGGCAAAGGACGAAGAAATTAAATCAGTGATTTTGAAAGCCTGCAAAACAAGTCGCACTAACAGATTTGTTGCTGTTAATGACGTAGTATGTTGTGTGTCGCCTATAGTTAGAATTAGGAGAATCGGACAGCATAACAACACACCTGTTTGGGCAGGACAGACAGGAAGGCACGTTAGGGGTGTGATTAGTTCTTTAATTGCGGACAGATATATCGTAACGCCTAATGACAGTACGGAGTACATCAGAGCGATCAACAAGACCGAACAGAAGAAACTGAAATTGTTTATTGATTAATATAATGATTTTGAGGAGGATTTGTACATGAATAAATGTTTAATGTCAGCAGACAGCAAGGAAGATTTGACAGCTATGATAAATGAGTATTACTACTCAAAGAATTACATAATTACAGATGACGGAAGAATCTTTAACACCGCAAAAGGGCAGACACTTGACGGTTTACAAGTTGTTCAGAAACGCAGCAGGTGGAGAGTTGAGAAAGTATAAAATAATATCTTTGAGCAGGGGGAAAAATCTATGAAGTATAAAGTAAGATATACAGACTACACAGGATCTGATGAAGTTTTGGAGTATAATACCAAAACCGAAGCAGAAAACGCCATTGAAGAAGGACTAAATATTTGTAAAGAAAAGAACATAGATTTTGATTATGATTATGGAGACTTTGGAAACACTACCGAATTTTGGGTGTGCGATGACATAGAATATTATTCATGGAAAAGGTTGTATGAATAAAAACACAATTTCAACGGAGGAAAATTTTATGGTATATTACTATGTTGTGTGGGGAAAAATTCATGGTACGGACATTTTTTGTAAGCTGTATTCAGCCGAAACAAGAAAAGAAGCTTCTTCTTGGGTACGGAGGAACAAAGAATTATATGACGACATGAGAATTTGCGTTAAGCTATAAAAGCATAATAGGAGGAAAATAAATGGCTATCGAAGAAAAAATACTGAAAATAATGTCTCTTGCGTTAGAGATAAATCCGCCAGAGGTTAAAGGTGTCGGGAATAAAAAAGCGGATGTTTTTGTGCATTGGTCGTCGCATTGCAACCTTCTCGACGTTGAGATATATCTGAACGGCTGGAAATTTAACAAAAAGTGTGATGATGATTTTCGTGTGTATTGTTATGAAAAAGAAGCTGATGGCGACCTTGACGCAATAATCGCAAGGCTTGAAAGAATCAAATCTTGCAATGCTTGATTGCATCAGAGACCTATTGTGACACAGAATTAAATCGTCATGGAAAGAAATATTGACAGCAATACAATAGAACATTTTTTAAAGAAGGAGAAGTCAAGATGACAGTACAGTTAATGGGTTACATGGATAATCCGTTATCCGAAAGTGAAAATCAGCAGAGGCAAAAAGAAAGAGCAGAATCGATCAGGCAGAAGAAGAGAGAGCAGGAGTATTTTATACGGCAGAAATTTATAGGTCTTTCTGCCGTGCTATGTGGGATAACAGCATTACATATTTCGAGCGATAGCATAGTAGCATTGTTGTTAATACCGTTTGGGATCACAGCAATGTTTAGTCACAAGAGAGTTATTACGGAGGAGGAATAATGAATGAGTGAAATTTTGAGAGATTTGTTAGGAGGTAATATAGGCTATGCAAGAGAG